TTTGCACTTATAGCTCGGCTTTAATTGATTTGTCATCAAGTCCGAGGTTTCGTGCCATGTCTGCAATATCTCGTTTATCATTGATTTTTGCCATCAGGTCTATTTCATCAGATTTCATATTAGGATATAACTTGGCCAAGAACTTTTGACTTTTGTTATCTCCCTCTTTTTTCTTTGCTTTTAACCAATAATGAAATTGGTTGCCCATGCCCGGACTAACTGTAGTACAGGATAACCATTGTAACTTTGGATGTTTACCTAAATCAAAGAAGTGTTTGTTTACACGTTCATTAGTAGACATTAGATAGTAAGCCTGCATGTCTGCACTACCACTGACATTGGCGCCATACTTGAGCATTAGATAAGTTGAAAAGCTCTTACGCTGTTCATCAGTAAACTTGTCATAATAAGCACGATCTTTGCGATCAAATGCTGCCATTTCATTACCAATATATAATGGATCAGTGTTACTCACTAGCGACCTTTGCGTAGATAATTTAAGATATGTGCTACACTTTGTTGTAAGTCAGCGTATTTGTTTTTTATAGTTTCTAATTCTTCTGCTTGCCTACGCACACGATCTTCTAACTGCGTGAATGCCTGTTGTCCTTCGCGGATAGTTTTGTCATGCGACATTAAGTTTGGGCGTGGTGGCGCATTTGGATCTACCGCTCGTTTCTTTTTCTGATTAAATTGGTTTGGGTTAAATGCCATTGTCATAATCCTCTGAGAGTTTATATATAATTATACATTCTTCCACCGCTGATTGTAAAGCTGTATTTTGATTACGTTTATCATAAATTTCAGTCCACATACGCCGTTCTATCTGTTCTTTGGCTTTCCAACTTTGTCCAATCATTACACGAGATTCTGGAGGCGCCCCAATTTCACGGGCATAGGTAGTTTCGCCGCCATCTGGGCTTTCATATACGTAGGTTGCGCCTGGTTTTAAGTTACCCATTCCAATGTCTCAAGATACCTGCTATAATAAACAGATTAGTAACGATATATAATGCCACAATCGCTGTCCTGATTGCCGCAACAACGTCTGCTTCACTGTCAGTGATTCCTTCTTTTTGCCCTAGGGCTTTGGCCCAAAGTCTCCACATCGTTAACGCCTTTCTTACCATATTTTACCGTAGTCAACTACTTCACTTTGGCGACTAATGTCTTTGACAAAATAAGCACACAGTGGATGTGGACTATCATTAATTGGCACTGCTAACATCTGCCCTGGTTTTAGTTTTGGAAAGTACCATTTAACGTCTTGGTAAATGTCCACAACTTCAATTGGATAGAATTCTGGTTTGAAACTATCTAAAGGATTAAATGTGTAAGCATTGAACCCACGATCATTGATACTGGTCAATGGTATGACTTCTAAGTCACCAAAGTCTGGTTCACCGATTAGCACTTGCCAATCCACTGGCATTTTGACTAAATTACCACCAATGTTTAGGACCAATGCTGGACTGTTAAAACTTTCCAAAAAGATCAACGGAATGAAGAAGTAGTCGGGATTCTTTGGATCGCTGTTGTCTAATATAGCAAAGCGTAGATCCTCAACTTCATCTGGTATCTCATTCATCTCATATGCTTGGTTTTCTAAGGTTAATATATAAATTTTAATGCTCCTTTAAATTACTTTGATTGCCAATCTGTCTTTTCTACTAAAAATGGATACGAGGCATCTTTGTAAAATTGCTTTCTTTTTGTTAAGTGCCTTTTGGCAAACTTACATGTACTAGTTATATCCCAGATTTGTACGAAGTCTTTGTCTTCCGCTTTACGGATACCGCGCCCGATACTTTGGATGACCCTGACAAAACTCTTGCCAGGCTCAATAAGCACAAGGTTAAAAATACGAGGAATGTTGATACCAACAGCAGCAACACCGTAAGTGGCAACAATAACCTTGTCATCCATAGTCGCAATATCGTCATATTGTTCTTTTCTATCATCTGCTTTAGTGCCTCCAGACACGAATACAGCATCTTTAATCTTTTCTATTAGAGCACGTCCTGGTGCGATACGATCTACTAGGACTAAGGTATTGCCTGACTTACGGATTGACTCTACAAGTTGTGCAATATAATCCAATCGAGCTTCTGTTTCAAGCAAGTATCTCAACTCACTTTGATAATCTTTATATTCTACATGGTCAACTAGTTGTAGGACGTTTACATGACAGTTAGCTAGTACACCTTGCTCTTGTAATTCACTGGCGCTTAACCGGCCAATGACATCACCTATACTACACTTCAGGCTGACAAATTCGTAGTCTTCCTTAGGAATCGTTCCAGTTAAGCCCCAGCGTATAGGTATGTGTGCCATTACCCCAGTAAGCAGAGTTTTAAGCGCATCTGCCTTGGCCATGTGTACTTCATCAACCATGACACAGACCACATCTTGTAGGAACTCACCAATGGTGATATCTACTTCATGATTTCGGCTGCCTTTTAATAATATATTTAAGCTCTGCCAAGTACATATGGTATGAGTCTTGCCAAATTCTTTACGATCTCCAAAGTAGACTCCGACATCTAATCCCATGTTGATATAGTCAGCTTCTGTTTGTGTGACCAAACTCTTGTTTGGAACGATGACTATAGTTCTACCATGTGGCTCACAGCAATAACTTAGTGCGGCGGTGATTAAAGTCTTACCTGCACCTGTGGCGATTTCTTGCAGGCATTGCGGATTCTCAAGGAACTTGTTAATGATCTCAACTTGATAATCTCTTAATACAATTGGTTCGCCTGCCATAGGATGTTTAGCAGGCCACATGATATGTTCAAAGGTTGTTTCAGTCACTTCTTCAAAGTCATACTGTGTTTTATAATCACGTAGATCTTCTAGCTCTAAATGATATCCTTGACTATCTAAATAAGGAATGATCTCTGGCAATAGATTAACATAAGTGCTGCCGCCCATTTGAAAGAATGCTACCTTACCATCCCACCGACCTAATCTTACTGCCGGTAGGTATCGTGCACCAGGTATCTCATACTTGAACATATTGCTGAGTTCTTTGCGTTCATGTAGATCTAATCCTTCGATCTTTACATTAACTTCGTCTTTAATTATTAATCTGGCTAGGGCCATTAATTATTTTCTCTTAGTTGTGTGGTGCTATAGTAAATAATTTTTTCTGCACGGGTAGTCCACGACATTCGTTTGCCACCAAACATCATTTCAAATGTTGTGACCATTAAGGGCACAGGAAAATCCCAAGTTGTAGGAATCTTCTGAGCATATACTACTTTAACACCATATGGGTCATATTCGCTAGTGCTAGTCTTACCATTTCTGTCAAATCGCACTATATCACGTTCTTCAAACCTTGATAGATCTAAATCAAACAAGGTAGGATTGTAGATACAAATAGGATAACGATCTGTTATCTCAGCATAGTCAAATATCATGTTTAAATTGTCTTCACTGGGCTCTAAATGTATTGCATGTTTGCCACCAATATATCTTAATGCTAGGCTTGGAACTTTAACTGCATCGTCTATGATGTATCCACATAAGCCAGCATAGTCAATTAGTTTGACCAGATTATCTAACCCAAATCCACCTGCATGAGTGTTAATATATTCTATTAAACTATTAGCAGCGTTAGTAATAGCATATCCATCTGCTTGTTGAACTAGTTTAATCTCAAAAGGTTGCTGTTCACATTCAAGTACTTGATAGAATATCTCACGCACATGATGATCAACGTCAAATCCATACCCGTTAGCCCAAGGTAAGATCCAATTGACATTGTATTCTGTTATAGCCAAGTTCCATAGTTTTTTATCACGATCATACCAGGCCCGACCTTGACTTTCTTCTCTGAAGTTTTGTAGCTCTTTGATCAAGTCATTGTCATAAGGAAACTTGACTACTATGTGGTCATCATCTAACCAAACAGCCTTGGTGCGATCCATCTTGCGTGGGGCTAAACGAAACACAGGCGTCTCAACTGGTGCGACATCTATGCCCATCTTAGCGAACTGACGACGGTACTTTAATATGAGTTTAACTGCTAGTTCTGCTTGCTTATCAGTGAGTGCTGTGCCAAACACAGTAGTTGATGCCATACTGTTTACTATAGCTATGTCATAGCGGGCTAGGCTTATTCTATTCACACTGTGTGGGGTTATTAAGGCAGTAAGACCCACTTCATAACCACCGAGGTATTCCAAATAGTCTTCCACATGAGTATAGGTTATCATACTATTAGTATATAGTGGTTAGTATTGGAAAGTCAACCTAAAAAGAAGCCCGGGTATTTCTACACGGGCTTTGAGGTCATCGCACTAAGAGCTAGATTATAATTCTTTTTCGACCTCAGCAATACTATAATTAAGATTATCTATAATCCAATCTATACTGGGCCCACCCAATCCACCCCTAGCCAATACTCTGCGTGATTGAATGATTATTTTAAATGTGTTTTGCAAACTACGTATGGCGGTTAGTAATCGTTTATTTTTTACACCTTTGAAATACTTGGTTAAGTCTTGTACCTGCCTATCAATTGTCTCGAGCCCACCATATTTTTTTAAAAATCCCATACCTATAGCTCGTTTGATAAAATTTATAGCAAATATAGTTTTATCTCTCAAAACTTGATCAGGATCTGCAGTCGCTACAGGTATATCAGCTTCAGCGATAATGTCAGAGTATTTTCTAAAGAATTTTGGATCCATATTGTATTTATAAAAAGAAGCCCAATATACGGATATACTGGGCTTTGAGGCTACCGCACTAGGAGCTAGACAGTTTGAAGCGCGGTAGAAACTTGCTACTAATATATATCCTACGTTCGCAGGATATGATTAGTTTCTGATATTAGATCTTTCTTAATGCGTAATTAAGTCCAGCTAGGCCAAAGTTGATTAATGCGCCAATTAAATTACCAGTGCCTAGGGCGTCAATCCCAAAAGCCGTGAATAAGCCTATTAAGAACCAAGTAACCTGCACTGAGTTTATATACATCCACGTTCTAAATTTGTCATACATATACTTCTCCTTAAATTGATTTCATACAAGTTGTTGAAGCCAACGCAGACCATTTAAATGGAAAGCTCTTACGTAACTGAGCGATCTTGATAGCCATACGCAATGATACTTCACGTAACTTGTTTTGATTTTTGGTCATAAAGTCAATGATCTCGTCCTGTTGGATCTGATCAAAGTCATAGTCTTCAAATAACATACCTGTGCGTGCGATCTGCTTGATACGCAGGATCTTATCACGCATGGTATCTAAAGTTAAATCCAAATAGTGACAACGTGATTGGATAGCATCCAAGTGATCACGTGTTTTTTGCGATTTCATTTGATCAAACTTTAGGTTTGTGATAAAGATAACTCCGCCTTTGAAATCGAACTGGTCTGGAATACCTTCGTTGCGTAGGCTATGGCTATCTGCTAACCATGAGATCCTACGTTTTTTACCTGAGTCAAG